ATGCGTGTTCGCAGACTGCGTGACGGGTTTATTCAGTTGCTTTATGGCAAGGCTGTATTCTTCCGCAACTTCGGAGATACAGAAACAGAAAATCCAATTGCAGGACAAGAGGATCGACCAAATGAAATTATTCATTTAAAGAAATATACCCCAATGAATAATTATTACGGAATTCCAGATATCATCGCAGCACAGGTAGCACTTGCGGGTAACGAATTATCTGGAAGATATAACCTAGATTATTTTGAAAACAAAGCAGTACCACGCTACATTATTACTGTTAAGGGAGCAAAGCTTTCTCCAGAGTCAGAGCGCAAGCTACTTGAGTTTTTCCAGGTTGGATTAAAGGGCAAAAATCATAGATCTCTTTATGTGCCTCTACCAGCGGACAGCCCAGACTCTAAAGTTGAATTTAAGATGGAGCCAATTGAAGCTGGAAGTCAGGAAGGCTCATTTGAGAAATATCGTAAATCAAATAGAGACGAGATCCTACTGGCTCACCGTGTCCCAATTAATAAAATTGGAACACCAGAGGGTGTAAATTTGGCTGCAGCTAGAGATGCAGATAAAATGTTTAAAGAGCAGGTTTGCAGACCTTCGCAGATGATTTTAGAGAAAAAAATAAATAGAATCTTTGAAGAAAAAACAGATGCTTTAATTTTAAAGTTTAATGAGCTAACTCTTACAGACGAAGATACTCAGTCTAAGATTGATGAGCGTTATTTAAGAATGCAGGTGATTACCCCTAATGAAGTTAGAATTAGAAAGGGTATGATCCCTCTAGATGGTGGAGATGAAGTAGTAGACCTTCAGGCACAAGCCGCCGAAATTAAAGCTCAGGCACTGGATAGCCGTAAAAGAGATCAAGACCGTTCCGCAACTTCCCCAGATGTTTCAGGGGAAGGCAGAAATGCAAAGGGTGACGGAAGACAGGTTGACTAACCTTACTCAACCATTATTTGCGTTATGATATATACAAGTATAAAATAAAGCATATGAATATTGAAAAATCTATGTGGTCCAGTCATGGCGATAACATATCGCTATCTGTTCCGTTTACAAAAGTAAACCGTGAGAACAGAACTGTTTCTGGATTTGCTACGCTTGATAATATCGATCAAACAGGTGATGTTGTAACTGCTGAAGCAAGCGTAAAAGCTTTTGAAAACTTCAGAGGCAACATCCGTGAGATGCATGGGTCAAACGCAGTTGGCAAAATGGTTTCATTTAAGCCAGAAACATATTATGATCCAAAAAATGGAGAGTTCTACAGCGGAGTTTATGTAACTGCTTACATCTCAAAAGGTTCACAAGACACATGGGAAAAATGTTTAGATGGCACACTATCTGGATTTTCAATTGGCGGAAAGATTATTGAATCAGATAACGAAGTCAATAAGTCAACAGGACAACCAGTAAGATTTATTAAGGATTATGTTTTAATGGAGTTATCTGTAGTAGATTCTCCAGCAAATGAACTTTGTAATATTCTTTCTATTCAGAAGATGAATGGAAAATTAATTTTTAAAGGAATCGCAGCAGAGACAGCAGTAGAAAATATTTTTTATTGTGAAGAAAGCGATTCTATTTTTCTTTCATCAGAAAAAACATACACGTCTCCAGTATCTGGAAATCCAGCAGAACTAATTGGTTGGATTGAAAAAGATGATTCTAATAAAGCAAAAGAAATAAATAAGATTCTTGATGCGTACAAGCAATCAAGATTTACGTTGCCTGATACACAAACAATTGCAAAACAGGCAAACGCAGAAGGAGGTAATGAAGTGTCAGAAAATACAGAAAACGTAGTTGCAGAAGATGCAGTAGCACCAGAAGCAGCCGTTGAAGAAACACCAGTTGCTGCTGAAGAAGCACCAGCTGAGGCTCCTGCAGAAGATGCAGCAGCAGACGCTCCTGCCGAAACTCTGGAGAAAGCAGCCGACGTATCAGAAGTTGAGGTTGATGAACCTGATTTTGCAAAGATGTTAGGCGATCTAAAAGGCTTTTTCTCAGAAACTCTAAACAAGGCATCTGAAGCAAATGCTGCACAGGTAACAACAATCCAAGAGACTGTTGAAGCTTTTAGCAAGAGCGTAGATGCTAGAATTTCAGAGTTGGCAGAACAACACACAGTTCTTTCAAGTGCTGTAAGAGATATCAAAAACACGATTGATAGTGTTGAAAAGCGTGTTGACGCAGTAGAATCAGATACTGCAATTAAGAAGTCCTCAGACCTTGGCGGGTCTCAGGAAGTAACAATCAAAAAATCCAAATGGAACGGTTCTTTCCTCGGTTCCGTGAATGATATATTCAACTAAAATAAGGTAGGTGAAATAAATAAATGAGCAATGAAACATTAGAAAAAGCAATTGCATCTGGCACAACAGCCACAGGCACATTCGCTTCTACAACTGGTGGTTCAGGAGTACACGTAGCTAGCGAGTCTGGCAACGGCGGTCTTCTTAACCCAGAACAGTCTGCTCGCTTCCTTGACTATATGTTCGATGCAACCGTTATCGGTAAAGTAGCACGTACAGTTAGAATGAAGGCAGACACAACCGAGATTGATCGTATGTCCGTTGGTGAAAAGCTTATGAAGCTTGCAACTGAAGGAGATAATGATGCTGCTAACTCAGCAGTAACTTTCTCAAAGATTTCTTTAACAACAAAGAAACTTCGCATGGATTGGGAGCTTTCAACAGAGTCTCTAGAAGACAATATTGAAGGTGCTGATCTTGAAGATCATATTGCACGTTTGATGGCAACACAGGCAGGAAATGACATCGAAGATGTTATCCTTAATGGTGATACAGCCCTTTCAAGCGATGCACTTTACAAGTCATTTAATGGTGTTGTAAAGAAGGCAAAGACAAGTGCACACGTAGTTGATGCAGCTGGAGCTAATATCTCCCGTGCAGTATTCAACTCAGCGCTAAAGGCACTTCCACGTAAGTACAAGCAGCGCCGCACAGATCTTCGCTTCCTATCAGGTTCAAACTTGATCCAGGATTACTTATATGCAACTTCACAAAACATTCAGAACGTTAACCCACAAGATATTGCTTCTGGCATTATCCGTGGTGATGTTCCAGTTCTTGGAGGTCCAGCAGGATACGTAGCACCATATGCTTTCGGTATTCCAATTGTTGAAGTTCCACTTCTTCCAGAGACACAGACTGGTTCATACTCAGGAGCATCTGGTTCACACGGTGACGTCCACTTGACATTCCCAAATAACGTAGTTATTGGTATCAAGCGTGACGTAACAGTTTACCGCTTCTTCTGGCCACGCAAGGACAGCGTCGAGTATACACTTTACACTCGTGTTGGTGTACAAATCGAGCAGGCTGACGCTTGGGTCGTTGTTAAGAACGTTAAGGTCGCTTCATAATTTAAATTTGAAGTAGATTTGCAAGAAAAGCCCCCAATTTATTTTGGGGGCTTTTCATTTTAATTTATCAATGCTATAATAAACATACCTAGAAAAAGGAGAATATATGTCATTCGAGACATTGAAAGTTGCAGAACTAAAGCAGATCGCAGAAGATTTTGCAGTAGAGACTGAAGGTCTAAAAAATAAAGCAGACATTATTGCTGCATTATCTGAAGAAGGCGTAACATGGTCGGTATATCAAAAAACAATTAAGGACCTAGAAGACGCATCAGAAGAGGAAGATTCAGCAGTAGAAATTCTTCCAAAGTTCGATCCAAAGAAAGATATTTCTAAAGATCAGATTTTGGTTAAGATGACAAGAGAGAACTTTAGATACGATATTTTGGGATTCACATTTACAAAAGATCACCCATTTGTTGCAATGTCTGAAGATGATGCTCAAAAAATCTTTGATGTGGAGGAAGGTTTCCGTTTAGCGACACCAAAGGAAGTTCAAGACTTTTATAGCTAAACGTTAACTATATAAATGGCAGAAGTATATAAGAATAGTAACGCCCCAGCTTCAACAAAAATATTTTGGGGTGGAGCCATAGTTGATGCAGATAGCAGTGTCCTTGTTGATATTTATGATACAACACAGGATCCAGCAGTTGTACCTTCTATTAACCCGCTGACACCTATACAGCAAAATATAGTTGCAGTAAAATCAGAAGTTGATTATGGATCATATGAAATAAATATTCCTTATGCCATTACAAATAGAAATAAAAACCTTAAGCTTGTCTGGAAATATGCTATTCAGGGAACCCAAGTATCTCATGAAACATTCGTAGACGTTGTAACTCCATATGCATCCCTGGCGGAAGTAATACAGGACCTAGGATTAGGAACAGACCCATCTGATCCAAATTACAAGAGCTACCACGAATTGGTTATGGCTGAAAAGTTTGCAAGAAAAGTAATTGAGAATTATACTGGGCAAAGATTTTACCTATATGATGGAACAGAAACAATCATGGGTTCTGGATCAGACATTTTGCCACTGCCATTTAAAATAGATACGCTTCATGAGCTATATCAAAATGACATACTTCTAGTAGACAACATCAACAATGTTAATAACTGGATCTCTAGTCCGCTAGTTTCTGAAACTGGATTTGGACTTAGGGTAGATAGATCCAATACTTTAGATAACACCGTATATGTAGCAAATGGAATGGTTCCACCATCTATAAATGATTATTATGGCGGAGCATTTATGAAGGATGCAAAGTATCGTGTTCAAGGTAAGTTTGGTTGGGCAGATGTTCCAGATAATGTTGAGCAAGCTACAATTCAGCTTATTGGAGATTATTTCTCTAAAGACAGAATCTGGACAAACAAATATCTTAAATCAATTAAGACATTTGACTGGCAGTTCGAATATTTGTCAGATGCCTACAGGGGAACTGGAAATGCATATGCAGACCAGCTCTTGTATCCTTATGTCATAACCTCTATGGTTGTAATATAATGTATGACATTGTTAATTCAATTCTTACAATGTCTCTTGATCTTTATAAGCAAATAGATCAGCAAGACGAAAATACTGGCGCAATAAAGAAGCAATGGATATACTATAAGACAATACCATGCCATGCAAAGGGCATCATTAGCAACTCTTCCAGCACAAGAACTGGAAACCAGCAAACCTTCTCCAATCAGTATACAAATGAACAAACATTACAAATAAGAACTACAGAAAAATTAAGCCACAGAGTTAAGATAACCAACATTAGAGATTCTTACAATAATGTTGTTTGGTCTGAAATTAACTTCCCTTCCGACACTCCAACAGTTTTTGAGGTTACAGGGATTACTCCAATTACAGATCCATTCGGCGGAGTTCTTGGCTATAACAATAATGTTAAGAGATCGGAAAATCAGACAATTGGATAACAGTGCCCTTTTAGTTCAAGCCGCAAGTGGTCTTCACAAACACCTTGGCGGCACAAAAGGCACGTCTGTATTAAAGGATAGCACGGTTGCTCAAATATCTGCTGCTATTTATTATCAAGCAAGTGTATTGTCAAAGATAACTGGCGATGCAGGATTTCAATCTAAATTTAGAACAGTAATATTTAAGCAGCTTCAAAAAGATTTTGGCGAATACATAGATGCACAAGCAAGAGCAAATCCATCTACGTTACACCATGTTTACGAATGGAAGAAGGTTGGCTCATCAAATGCTAGATTATTTGAGCTTCAAATTAATTCTACAGAGGGATTATCATTTACTATAACTTCATCATTCAAGCCATCAAAATCAATAGTGCCAACATCATTTGGAAAGTCAAGACATGTTTTTACAAATAAAGCAATTGTTATGGAAAATGGTTCTCCAGTTACAATCAAGCCTAGAAATTCTAGAAGGCTTGTTTTTGAAATTGATGGTCAGGTAATTAGAATGCCAGAAGGCAAATCTGTAACTGTTAAGAGGCCTGGCGGTGGCAAAGCAACTGGTAGATTTCAAATATCATATGCAAGATTCTTTACTGGCAACCTAGTAAGTTTATCAATAAAAAAGTCTGGCTTTCAAAGAATTTTTAATTCAGATGTTACAAAAGCCTTAAAGGTTCCATTTGATGTAAAAAAGGTAAAGTATTCTTTTTCACCAAACACATTAAATATGCAGGCAGAGTCAGCTGTTAAGGCAGCATTTGGAGGTTCACTATGACAGTAGATTATAAGCTAGATGTAATGTCAGATTTAAGAAAGCACCTATGGAGCGGATTAGTTGCATCCGATATATTTGATCCTAACGACTACTATAGCGACAACCTAGGTACAGAGCTAGTTCCAATATTCCCTGTGCAACAGCAGGCAGAAATGGATCAGTTCTTAAGCGGCAAAAAGCATATTGTTTACGATAAAATAGGAATGTCATATGAAGACAATTGGGTCATTTGCTGTGAGCAGGTTTTATTCACAATATATGCAACTGACTATTCAGAGATTACTGAAATAAGAAATTTTATAACAGACCAATATCGTAGAATGGACGAGTCTGCCAGGGACACAAATTCGTATTCTGGCATATCAGATAAATTTAAATTCTATAGCATCTTCGTGGCGGACATATCAGAGACTGGGCCATCTGAAGAGGTGGCGGGATTCCTATCAGCAGACATAATTCTTGAGGTTAAATACGCAAGACATGTTGGAATTGATGGTAGATTTTTATAGTTTGCCTTTGGGCGTATTATACTCTAAAATTGTACCTAGAGGAAAGGGCCTAGCCAGCCACAGATTAAACGATTGAAACAATAATATATATATATATTTTTGAAACAGGAGGTAAGACACAATGGCATTTAACTCAGCCAAAAATATTCTTGTGGGAGCTTCACCGCTTTACATCTCGAATTCAGATTCAACTGTAACAGGTTATGTTGAAAACCAAGAGCCAGGTATTGCTAAAGTAGCAACATCTGGAAAGAAAGACGGAGTACCAGCATTTTCATCATCTGCTTCATACCGTACAACTCTTGATGCAGCACAGTCTGTTGCAGACAATGCTTACCGTAACGTTGGTTATACAAACAATGGTCTTCAGATCACTTATAACCCAACTTACGATTCAGTAACTGTTGACCAGTTGCTTGATACAGCAAAGCTATTTAAGTCTGCGATGGAAGTTATGATCGCAAC